ATCAAGTCCAACCCGCTGCCGCAACCCTTTTGACTTGCCTTTTCTGTAAAGTATATGCTGCATCACTCGCGTGATTAATATGCAGCATAAGATACTGTAGCGCTTCTGCAACATGTGAATGTTTATTTTTCTCTATGTTGCCATTCTTTTTGTGGAATCTATATCCTCCCATCATTGCTGCTTTAAGCTGTGTACATTTTGGATCAAGTAGAAAAGCTGCATCGCCGTCTACCTGACGCATCAAGTAATCATCAACAGAAGACAAACGTGCTGACACGCTATTTGTCTTGGCTGGCATAACACGCAGACCTTCTGCTTTAATAATATCTACTGCTGATCGTTCATCAGTTTGTGCACGTTGGATACCTGCTGGATCACAGATAACCATAACAGGTGCTCCAGTAAACCGTTCAAAGATTAATGGTTTGAGTATGGTGCGGACGAAACGCTGTATACCCATATCGAAACTAACAGCTTCATCGAGGATCAACGTCCGTCCGCGAGGATCTTGTTGCCCTATTACTGCCGCTGGTGTCAAGCCTAAATCCATACCAATTACGATTGGACGTACACCATTTATGATTGGACGTAGGGTTTGCGCCGCAATATGGTAGTCTGGTCTAAAATATTTATACACAGGTTGTCCCGCAGAACTTAACCCATATTCTCCATCTACATAAACTCGAATGTATTCTTCTGACCTACCTTGAGTATCATAATAACCTTCAGGTAAATTTTCTATGTTTTCTGCTAACGGACTACGACCTGATGGTTGTTTAAATACTTTCCATCCGTTGTCATTAGGACTAACTCCATCTTTAGAATCAAGTCCTTCCATTTGATAATACCACCAAGTATCCATAGTCGGAGGGTTAGTGTCACCCCACATACCAAACCATGATGGCCCACCATCTTTAGAAGATGGAAAACGACCAATACGTTTTGACATCGCGTCCATAATATCTGGGTGAATATCTCTACACTCGTTAAACCATGCGAATGTTAATTCAAGTGAGTTCAAGTTTGCAACATCGTCAGCATCATCAAGTGCACGAAACATAATCTCACACTCAACATCACCAACTTTAAAGAAAAAAGTTTTTGTAGTACGCATAAAGTTTCCACACACTCCTGTTGGAAACCAATCTAAAAAAGTTTTGATTGTCGTATCCTGCAACTGACGTGCAGTTTCACGGACAATAGCTACTCGTGATTTACGAATACCTTGTTTGTTAGGAGCCTGTTGTGATGCTCGACGTATTACTTCAAAACAACTGGCTACTGATTTACCCGAACCAACAGGCCCCATGAGTACACGCATCTTTGCATCAGATGCCATAAATTCTTTACACGTCTTTGTAGGGGTGTAATCAATATCCATTAGAAAATAACCGCGCCAAGAATGAAACTAACAATACAAGCAATGATAGGTTTCTTATGATACCTTACTCGTCTCGTCCACTCCCGAGGCGTATGACCAAATACAATCATGCTTCCTCCTTTTCTATCAGTATAACTATATACTGTGTTGGTATATGTTTTCTTTTCAGAATTTTAGTTCTGTATGATATACCTAGTTTTACTAATTTGTAAGTGAAACTATCATAGTCTGAGATAGTGTCAAACGATGTTGACTTACTACCTTCGTATGAATCTGTAAAATTTTTAAGAACTTCCAATCGCTGTTGTATCTTCAACTGCTTCAGCGTCGATAACAGTTGCTGGATGTTCTTGTCCTCCGAGATTGATTGTGATCTTAACTCCTCCACCTGCACCCTCCGTTGTAACGTCACCCTTAGGTTCAAGCCCACCCCACTTAACTGTGGATTTAATAAGGTCAGCTTTAACCGCAGCCGAAGTGTCTGGACTGTGGATTAAACTCCAAGAGGTTGTTAGTAGTTCTTCTGCTTGAGCACGAGCTTTCAGTTTGAAAGTCATGCCTTTCTCTTTAATCTCATCTCTATAAGAAGTTACCTTCTTAAGAAATATAGGATCTTTATTAAACACAAGTATATCTTCGGCAGTAATATTATGCCGATCTTTTACTTCGTCTAAAGTCTCCCCGCTGCCTTCTAACATAAGTGCTGTATCAAAAGCAAAACGGTCAGACCACTTTGTGTGTTTCAAAGGTATCGTGTCCATAATTAAACATTATGCCTAAAATTACCGAGCTGTCAAGCGCAAGTGAAACTTTACACTTGGATTTTTTGGGTCTTGTTATGTGAGGTTTACTTATATGGGGGGGAGGGGTCAATCGCGTGTCCATGTCCCCCCCTGCCATTTAATTTAATGGTTAAAATATCTATAACCTAAAACCCTAGTAAATAGCCCATACTTGACATTTATGTAAATTTAGCCCATAGTTAAACCATCAACACAACGTTGATACTCGAACACTCTCCGAGATTAGAGAGTACAAACTGGAGGTATCTACTATGAGTAGAATCTTTGAAGGTAATGTTAGCTTAGTTGCTAACACCAAGGGTGAGATTGCCCTGAAGCGCGACCTAAACGGTGCTTGGAATTCAACTAACGCTAAGGAACTATATGCTAAGGCTATGGAACTTAGTAAGGCGAAGAAAATGCCACTACATAAGTGGAGTTTCTTCAAGGCTGACGGTGGAACTGATGTTCTACTAATGGCTGACAGATACGGTAATCCTAGAATTACCATTCTGCCACCTAAGGCCGAGGGCGCAACGAAGTCCAAAGTGACTAAGTTAGCCTAACTTCAACCCGAGTGTGGGGCTTCGGCCCCCACTCACAACAAACTGGAGACAATTATGTCAATGAAAGATTGTAAAAGAGAGTACCGAGTGGATTGGATTGAATATGGAAACCTTTTCTCTAGATGGTACTACAAGGAAGCTGACGCCAAGAACCTAGCATTCAAGCTGAAGCATGACACAGAGATCGAAGCAGACAATGTAACAGTCTCATACAACCCAGCTAGGAAATCACAATAAGAAGAACGGAGGGAGCCTAACAAGCTCTCTCCTTTTTTTTGTCTTTTATTTTTAATAATATATATCCCATACGTCGGGGGGTTTCGGCACGCCTTTATCTTAGATTAAACGTCAAGTTTAAACTTTAGTTTACAGGTTGTAGCACATTTGGTGTAAAGTTATACATCTATCTAGTATCTAAAAGCATACTTGACACAACATATTGAGTTTTAGATAGCGAAAGTTTACAACAGGATGTCCAAATGGCCTTGGTTTACAGGGGTTTACACCATATACGCAGGAGAATACTATCTAAACTATCTAAATTATCTATTAAATTTACATACATCACTCTCCAAATCTAAATCTAGGGTAATATAAAGGAATTCGCGTAGCCAAGGATTATCTTCTAAAACTTAGATACTTTAGATACTTCCTCTCAACACGTTGATATACAATAGAAACTCTTATCTAATACCTGATATAAACCACAACATACACACAGATAGTGCCACCTACCAGTAGATAACTAGTAGTTTAAACTTGTCGCTTTCTCTGTGTACCGGGCCAAACTTGACAAACCGACCTCGCCGAGCCAAACTGGGTTTGTCTTTCGGGGTTTTCCCTTAAGGCGATTTTATCAACCATTTAACTGGAGGTCAATATGGCTAAAATATACGAAGGTAATGTATCTATCTTTAAGAATACTAAGAACAAGATTGTTGTGAAAGCAGATCCTGAAGGTCAGTATAATGCTGATTCAGTTGATGCTCTTTCCAAGACAATGACTGAGCTTGGTACTAAGTTGAAGGCTGAAGTAAACTTCTTCATTCCTGAAACTAACACTGGTGACTTGAAAGCAATGTTACTAGTGAATCGTTGGGGTGCTCCTTATGTAGCATTCTTACCAACATCTACAACCGGAACTAAGAGCAAGGTTGAGAAGCTTGCTTAATCATAATCAGGGAGAGTGGTGTATTACTGCTCTCCCTTTTCGTGTTCCATTAATCAATTCAAGGAGGTTTATATGTCTCAATGTGTACTTTGTAATGCAGATATACATGACAAACGTGTAAGTTTAGGATACACTACTTGCATGATTTGTGGTGACAAGGAAGCTCAAAAGGTAGTGCATACTGTGCTACCAATGCACAAATCTAACTACATGTTAGTGACCAATCGTAAGGATTTGATTGGTTTTAATACCAAAGGAGGATTAGTAAAATGAAGTATTGGATAATATATGGAATTGTTGCAGGAGGTATCGGTGGTTTACTGTATTCCTTTGCACAATCGGTAGGACTATGATGTACAAAAGTTTACAGTACATTGGTGCTACCATCTTAATCGTTGCATTCAGTCTGTTAATAATGTTCACCCTAATCAATTTCATGCTCGGTTGTGAGACATGGGATGAACAGTATTGGACTGCATGGAACTCTTGTTTAACACCAACCGAGTTCATTGGAGTATTTCTACCATGACAAAAACTGCACTGAAACTTTTCATGCTTAAGCATTCGAAAGGTGGAGCAATAGTGAAGGATGATGAGGGCAATCCATTAACCTTCCACGACAAGATGATTGCCAAAGCTAGTAGGGTAGGTAAACAAGTTGTTACCTATGGCCCTGACCATCGTAAATACAAAGGAGGTAAATGATGCGAGCTACATTACTAAAATCAACTATTAAATCCCTATTCCCTACACAACGTACAATGGCGATTGAAGGATCTCCGGGAGGAGGTAAGACAACCATCTGTGAAGAAGTTGCTAAAGAACTAGACGTAGGTTTCATTGAGAAACATATGCCTACAATGCTAGTAGAGGACTTCGGTATCATGTATCCCAATGGTGATGACATGCTACACTACAAGTTACCTGATTGGTTTCCATCAGATGACAGGACAGATATACCTGACACTGGTATCTTATGTTTCGATGACAGGAACCAAGCTAATGCAGACTTACAGAAAGTATTGGCTAACATCTGTCAAGCTAGGAACCTACATGGTAAACCACTCAAGAAAGGTTGGATGGTTGTATCGACAGGTAACAGACAGTCTGACAGGGCAGGTGCTAACAGAGTGTTATCTCATCTGCGTAATCGTGAGACTGTGTATGAACTTGAAACTCACCTTGATGACTGGTGTAGTTGGGCAATCGACCATGGTGTCAAGTCTGAGGTTATCTCGTTCATTCGATTCAGACCTAACTTACTGCATGACTTCGATGCACAACGTGACCAAAACCCTACACCACGTTCATGGGTTGAGGGTGTATCCGATGCACTTGGTATTGTACCTGCTGAAGCAGAGTATGAAACATTCAAGGGTGCTGTCGGTGAAGGTGCAGCAGCAGAGTTTGTAGGCTTCGTTAAGATATATCGTAAGCTACCAAATCCTGACAACATCATCATGAATCCTACTACAGCCGAGGTTCCTGATGACCCTGCTACGTTGTATGCACTGTCTGGTGCTATTGCAGAACGAGCAACTGAGAACAACTTCGAACGTGTTGTGACATATGCAGAACGTATGCCACCTGAATTTTCAGTTCTATCAGTATCGTATGCAAGTCGTAAGAATCCAGACTTGGCTTCAACGCAAGCATTTACGAAGTGGGCTGTTAACCATCAAGACGTACTATTCTAGGAGGTAAGTATGAAACTAAGTGACAAAGCACTATTGGTGCAACTCAATGTATCACAGTGGACTGCTCGTAAGTATGACAAACGTGCTACTGAACAGGTAGCACAGCAGAACAATACTACGATTGGTGCAGGTAGATACAACAAATCGCTGTTACCTATGAATGATTATCTAGATAATGTTCATAAGAAAACTACAGCTATTCGTGCCAAGTATTATGCCAATACCCTACCATGGGGTATTGAGGGTACGATGTTGCTACCATCTGCAAACTACTTGAACTTCATGACTGAGTTCAGGAATGAGAAAGCAGAATGGCAACAACTTGTGGATAGATTTTGGAATGAGTATCCACGATTGAAACAGGATGCACAACGATTCCTTGGTAATCTCTACAATGCTAGTGATTATCCTATGCTTCATGAGATACAGCGCAGATTCAACATGGACTTGGCTGTGTTCCCTGTACCATCTAATGACTTTCGTGTTCAGATTTCAGATGAGGAACTAAGTCGTATCCAATCTGATGTTGAGACGAGAGTACAAGATGCGGCTGAACAAGCAATGAAGGAAGCTTGGCAACGTCTGTATGACAAAGTCAAACATATGGCTGAGAAACTAGCAGACCCTAAAGCTATCTTCAGAGATACTTTAATTGATAATACCAAGGAAGTTTGTTCGGTTCTATCAAGACTTAACTTTGCTGATGACCCTGACTTGGAGACTATGCGTCAACAAGTTGAACAGTCATTGGTTAACAACCACCCTGACAGTTTGCGTAATGACCCTGACTTAAGACGTGTAAAAGCGGCTGAAGCTAAGGACATTATGAACAAGATGGGTGCATTTATGGGAGGTAACTAATGCAAGATGTAGCTAAACGAATCAGTAAAGCTAAGACAGCTTTGATTCTTGAACATCCATTCATTGGTAGTGTTGCTCTCAATATGCCAATGAGTATTGATAACTCAGTACCTACTGCGGCTACTAATGGTAAACGTGTTCTATTCAATGAGGAATTTTGTAATGGTTTGAGTGATGAGGAACTTAAGTTCCTTGTTGCTCACGAATGTATGCACCCTATGTTGGAACACAATTTCCGGAGAGGTGAACGTGACACTTACAAATGGAATCAAGCGGCTGACTATGTAATCAACAAGCTGTTGACAGATGAGGGTATCGGTAAAATGCCTGAACAAGGTCTGCTTGATGACAATATATACAAGCAAGGTGGAGGTACCAGTGATGGTATCTTCAACCTTCTACCTGACACACCACAAGATGGGCAAGGTAATGGTGGTCAAGGTCAACCACTTGACAGTTGTGAAGATGGGCAAGGTTCACCTGCTGAAGTATCACAACAACAAGCTGAATGGAAAGTCAAAGTTGCACAAGCGGCTCAGTCTGCAAAGATGATGGGCAAGATGAGTGCAGGACTTGAACGTCTAGTTGAGGAGATCCTTAAACCCAAAGTGGACTGGAGGGATGTCTTACAGAGATTTGTTGTCAAGTGTCGGTCTGACCAACGCTCATGGGCTAGACCTAACAGACGATTCTTATCACAAGGATTGTACTTACCTAGTGTATCAGGTGAATCGCTAGGTGAGATTGCCTTTGCTGTCGATTGTTCAGGCTCGATTGGTCAAGATGAAATCAATCAGTTTGCTAGTGAGATTACTACAGTATGGCAAGACCAAAGACCAACTAAGGTTCATGTGATTTATTTTGATTCCGAAGTATCACACTATGATGAGTTCGGACAAGATGATGAACCTGTTGTGAAACCGCATGGTGGAGGTGGTACTGCGTTTAGTCCTGTATTCAAGTACATGACTGAGCATGGCATTGAACCTGTAGCATGTATATTTTTAACTGACCTTTGCTGTGATGACTTTGGTGATGCACCTGACTATCCAGTTTTATGGGTGTCAACGCATGATGACAAAGCACCATTCGGTGAAGTCGTAATGATGGAGGATAACAATGGGTAAATATAAAACCTACAGACAAACAAAGGAACTTGAGGCAGAGACAATGTTGGTCACCTGCCTTGATGATTATGGCATGACCAACGAACAAGCATTTACCAAGATAGGTAAAGAGTTAGGAACAGTAGCTGAACAGCATGTTCGTGACTTAGTTAATCAATGGAACAAAGGAGACAGAGATGGCAACAGTAAGATTTAGTGAACAACTAAAAGCTGATATAATTGATAATGCTAAAGATATGTTTAAAGCAAACATACAAAAAGCTGAACAAGATATACCTTCACATTGGGCAGATAAGATATACCAATGTTTCTTCCCTGCTGAGGTGATAGCAAAGTTCAAAGCATTACCTGATTATGCAATGACGAAGGAAGAAAGTGTATCATTCACAGGGTTTCACAATGCACCTGATGATGAAGTGTTTATAGCTGATGAACATAGGCAAGCTATATATAATTGTAATACTATAAAACTTCAGTTCAGTACAGCACAACCATGGCCTGTAACATTTGAAAAAGCAATTACAGGTTTTACTGCAGGGTATAGTAGTGGTAGTGCTGACTTCAATGATACAAGATGGGATTGGTTAAAGCCTGAATTCAAAGAATACAATCGTAAAATCTTTGAACAAGAATCTAAACAACGAAAGTTTCTTCAGGGTGTTAATTCAATCATCAACAACTACAGTACGTTGGCACCTGCATTGAAAGCATGGCCTGCACTGTGGGATCTAATACCTGAAGAAGCAAAGGAACGACACAAGAAGATTGTTGAGAAGAAGAAAACAGAAGTAGCAGACATAGGGGCAGACCTAGATGGTATGACTGCGGCTGTAACATTTAGTAAACTAACCAAGTAAAGGAGTAATCATGTACACATGGTGGCAGAGTGATAGGTCTCTTAATACCTATGAAGAAATGTTGACATCATTCAACACAGCAAGGTGGCCTGATAAAGGTAAGCCTGTCAATCAAAACTGGAGAATGTTTAAGAAAGGAGATGCAATTCGTATTGTGTGTCAAGGCTATGGTACTGAACCATTGGCTGACATAACACCTGACAACATCATCACGTTTGTGGCTAAAGATAGTCACATTATTGGCATGTCTCAGTCTTATGTATCATCTTTCTACAGATGGTTTCCATTTGTAATCAACAGACATCGTAAGGGTTTGTATCGTATTCGTCATACTAAGAACCTTAATGAAGAAATACATGCGAAAGTCGGTGATAATCAAGACTCAGTATACAGTACATTCAGTTCAGTTATGAACAATGGGCCTTCATACTTCAGTGGTATACAGTTCAACTTGTTGACAGGTGAGTGTCTTAATCAGAAGCCTGATGACAAGTTCATTGAGATACCTGCAAAGCGAAAAGAGTGGAGGCAAATGCTTACTGCTTACAAGAAAGGTTTGAAAGCTAGAGCCAAAGTTCATGCACTTGATGCTATTGCTTTGGAAGTTCAGAAAGAACGACAACAATCAAAAAGCTCTTGGCATTCAAGACAACCCGATTGGTCATCAGAAGAATGGCTAGATTGTCTACAGCAAAGCATGACTACATTGGACTATCCTAAACATCTTCTCAAAGGTCTCATGGAAACAAGTATGAGCAACAGAGGGTGGGGCAGACAAACAGAAGTACCAACAGTAGATGATATAATACATACAGTAGATAAGATATTTACTGACCTAAGTATCCCATTGCGTAGACGTTTCGGAGTGTTTCAATCAGAAGGACACGATGAGCATACTGCTGATAAGTATTCTTATGGTGGTGGTTATAAACTTGGAGCATCTTAATATGACAGTATTAGTATGGGATGGTATAAGTTTAGCTACTGACAGACAAGCCAACGATGGTTCTGCTAAATGGGAATCAGATAAGGCTTGGTATGTATCAGATAAAACAACAGGTAAGGTATGTATTGTATCGGGAGTAGGATTACTTGACGATATAATTAAACTTAGAGAGTGGTACAGAGAGGGTGCCTTACCTAAAGCATTCCCTGAACTTACAAAGAAAAGCTCACAGCTGATTGTAATTCACAGGGATACAGGTTTGTGGTTGTACGATGGTGTCCCCCATCCAGTACACTACGGACATAATCTTCATGCCTTTGGTCATGGTAAAGACTTTGCTTATGGGGCATTAGCCATGGGTGCTACTGCCAAAGAAGCTGTAGATGCTTGCAATGTATACAGTCTACATTGTGGCAAAGGTGTGGGCGTATATAACTTAAATGGAGAAACAGATGTCAAAGAAGTCTAGATATAATCGGAACAACATACTTAAAAAAGCTGACAAGTTAATATCATCGGAACGTGAGAAAGAACATGGTGATGCTAGTAAGAACTTTGAGATGGTGTCTGATTTGTGGAGTACATACTTAGGTGTGGATATATTTCCACACGAAGTACCCATGATGATGGTGTTGTACAAGGTTGCTAGGACTACAGAGAACCCATACAACGTGGATAACTATGTGGATACTAGTGGCTATGGAGCCTTAGCAGGTGAACAGGTTCCTAATATAAATAAAACAAGGGAGAAGTAATGACTAAGAAAGACAAGGAGATAACAAAAGCTTTCATAGATATGATTAAACGTAAAGGTTGGAAGCCTATGGCAACAGAAGATAAGATGGCTTGGTTCGGTGGTAAAACTCACTATCAACTAGCAGATTACTTACCTAAAAAAGCTATAGATAGTCATAGTCATGAGGACATTGACTTTCTTGTGGTAGGTTGGAGGACATAATGGACATTGTAACCATAGATTTTGAAACTTATTACGACAGAGAATATTCTTTATCTAAGATGACAACAGAAGCATACGTTCGTGATGATAGGTTTGAGGTCATTGGTGTTGGTGTCAAAGTTAATAACCATCCTACTGATTGGTACAGTGGTAATGATGTGGGCAAGTTTCTAAACTCGTTGGACTATTCTAACAAGGCAATACTTGCTCACAATACTGTATTTGATGGGGCAATATTATCGTGGCACTATGGTATCAAGCCTAAGTTTTGGTTTGATACTTTATCTATGGCTAGACCTTTTCACAATGCAACTACAGGGGGGTCACTAAAAGCATTAGTACACCATTATAAACTAGGTGCTAAAGGTGATGAGGTTATCAATGCTTTAGGTAAACATCGACAGGACTTCACACCAGAAGAACTTGATAGGTATGCAAGCTATTGTGTCAATGATGTTGACCTTACTTACAAATTATTCAAAGTGTTGGCTAAGAAATTTCCATCGACAGAGTTGTTGGTGGTTGACCAAACCATGCGTATGTATACTGAGCCTACTATCGTACTTGATGGTGATTTATTGGCGGATCATCTGGCGCAAGTCAAGGCAAACAAACAGAAACTTATTGACGATTTAACGTTGAAAGGTTTGAGTCAGGAGAAAGTCAAGAAAGCACTGATGTCAAATCAAATCTTTGCTAAGTTACTAAAAACTGTGGGCGTAGAACCGCCGACTAAGATAAGTCTAAGGACAGGCAAAGAGTCTTTTGCTTTTGCAAAGACAGATAAAGAGTTCACTAATTTATTGGAACACCCCGACGCTAGGGTGCAGAATTTGGTCGCGGCTCGGCTCGGCACAAAATCGACAATAGAGGAGACGCGGACTGAGAACCTTATAAAGGTATCAAAACGTGGTCGCCTACCTATCATGCTTAATTATTATGGCGCACACACAGGCAGGTTTAGTGGTGGTGATAAACTTAATCTACAGAACCTACCTCGTAGTGGTGCTATTCGTAAAGCTATCACAGCACCCCTCGGAGAATCATTACTTGCATGTGACTTGTCACAAATTGAGGCTCGTATGGTTGCGTATGTTGCAGGACAGGAAGATTTACTTCAAGCCTTTCGTGAGGGTCGTGATGTTTATAGTGAGTTCGCTAGTGAAGTATATAATAAGAGAGTGACCAAAGAGGACAAGGTCGCAAGGTTTGTTGGTAAAACTTGCATCTTAGGTTTGGGTTATGGCATGGGTCATGTGAAGTTTAGGAATACTCTTGCTCTTGGTATGGGTGGTATATCTTTAGATATAGATGAGAATGAGGCACAAAGAATTGTAAACTTATATAGGAATAAGAACCATAAGATAGCTTCATTTTGGAACAGATGTAATCATGCACTTACTGAGATGGTAGCAGGTCGTAGTGGTAGTCTATGTGATATTGCACACTATGATGGCGAAGGTATAATACTTCCTAACAAATTAAGAATTCTTTACCCTGCATTATGCAGAGGAGAAGATGGGTACGTCTATATTAATAATGCAAGAACCTTTCGTAAACTTGTAACTAAAAGAGTTATGACTGGTGAGCAAGATGGTATAGACTGGACTAAAATATATGGCGGTAAAGTTACAGAGAATATAGTACAAGCACTTGCTCGTATTGTAATCACTGAACAGATGGCATCTATTGGTAGACATTATCATGTGGCTTTTCAAGTTCATGATGAGATTATCATATCCGTCCCGGACGATGAGTTGACAAACGCACAGCAACTTATTGTCAGGAAGATGTCTAAACCCCCCAGCTGGGCACCTACACTACCAGTTGATTGTGAAGTTGGTGTAGGCAAAAACTATGGAGAAGCAAAATGAGTAAGAAAGAAAGTACCTTAAAGGTAATTAAAGAACTTACTGAGACTGTTTCATCTACTGACGACGCTGACCTAGGCGACTTGGTAATACTTGTCAAGGTAAAAGGTAGGTACGTTAGATTCTCTACAAAGATAGATGATACTGTAAACTTAGTAGGTTTTATTGAAACCCTAAAGCATGACATTCTACGTCGCGCAGCGGGTGAGTAAGACATGGACATAAAACTAACACACTCATACTCATCTATTAAGATGTATGAGAACTGTCCAAAGCGTTACTACCATCAACGTGTTATGAAAGAAGTACAAGACACAGGTAGTGACGCAACAAAATATGGTGAAAGAGTACATGCTAGTTTAGAACACCGACTAGTAGATAGTAAACCATTGTCTGATGGTACAGAAAAGTACGAACCTTTATGTAAAAGTATAGAAAATATGGGTGGAACTTTACTCGCAGAACAACAGCTGTGCCTCAACGAAAACCTTACACCAACAGGTTGGTGGGAGAAAGACGCATGGTTGAGATCCATCTTAGACGTTCTGATTCTGATAGATGATAAAGCAATAGTCATGGATTGGAAGACAGGTAAACGTAGACCCGACTTTACACAACTACAATTATTTGCACTACAAGTCTTTAAACATTACCCTAAAATTAAAACAGTACAGTCTACATTTATATGGCTAAAAGATATGTCTATGGACTCTGAAACATTTAAAGCTAATCAAACTAATCTAATGTGGTCTGATATGCTTGCTCGTATAGAAAGGATACACCAATCTGTTGAGCATAATAACTGGCCTGCTAAACCTAGTGGCTTATGTGGTTGGTGTCCTGCAAAAAATATTTGTGAATTTGCAAGAATATAACTTGACAATACTGTAAAGGTACATATATAATGGCTACAACACCTGAAGGAAAGATTAAGAACAAACTTGACAAGATGTTAAAGTATGAAAAAGTTTGGTATTATAGTCCACAAGCAGGGCCATTTGGTCGTGCAGGTGTACCCGATAGAGTGGCTATCTTAGGCGGTCAGTTTATTGGGATTGAGTGTAAGGCGGACAGGACAAAGAAACCCACCGCCTTACAACTTAAATGTATGCAGGAGATAGAAGATGCAGGAGGTAAATGTTTTGTTGTATGTGATGATGAAAGTATTGAACAGGTTAGAGAATATATAAATGGTAATCGTTGAAGAATCACAAGCTATAGCTTTAAATCTAAAGCACCCAAACAAAGTGTTGGAGTGTATACCTACAGCTAAGAAGCTTACATACAAGGGAGCAGAACTTGTTGTAGCACCTCATCGTAATGACGAAGTTAAGATACTAAGAAACCTAGGTATCAAAGCACCTGCACCTATACTACATTATTATAAATGGGCAGGTAGGTTTGAACCTTATGACCACCAAAAAATGACTGCCGCTTTTCTGACAATGAATAGGAGAGCGTTGGTACTCAATGAAATCGGTACAGGTAAGACACAGTCCGCACTATGGGCGGCTGATTATCTTATATCTATCGGCGCAATCAAAAAAGTTTTAATCATATCACCACTATCAACCCTTGAAAGAGTATGGGGCGATAGTATTTTTATGCAATTTCCACATCTAAAATCAGTAACCTTACATGGTACAAGCGAGAGACGTAAAAAACTATTAAATACTGACGTGGATTTTTACATCATTAATCACGATGGATTCCCTATCATTATGGAAGAAGCCAAGGATATGTTTGACCTTGTTATCATTGACGAGGTGGCTGTCTATCGTAACCCCTCAACAAATAGATTTAAACTGCTCAGGAAGTTCATGGCTCAACATTCGTCAACACGTTTGTGGTTGATGACTGGCACACCTACGCCGAATGCACCGACTGACGCGTGGGCATTAGCAAAATTAGCTGATAGTCCTAACTTGACAAAGACGTATACTGCCTTTAGAGAAACTGTTATGATGAAGGTAGGACAATGGAAGTGGCTACCAAGACCCGAATCAATAGAGATTGTAAAGTATATGTTAACCCCTGCTGTAAGATACACTAGAGATGAGTGCTTTGATTTACCCGATACTGTATCACAGACAAGGAAGGTTGAACTTACTAAGGAACAGAAAGAACATTACCAAAAGATGCTCAAGCATTTCATTACAGAACATACACAGGGTGAAACAATTACTGCTGTGAATGAAGCTGTAAAATTACAGAAGCTAGTACAGATAGCTTGTGGTGTTGTCTATGGTGACGATGGACAGCATATTCAAATCGATTGTAAACCTAGAGTTAATATTGTTAAGGAGGTGATTGAGGAAGTAGGTGGTAAAGTAATAGTTTTTGTACCATTAACAGGTACATTAAGAATGTTGGAGAGAGAACTCTCTAAACATTGGAGTGTTGGTGTTGTCAATGGGGAGGTATCGGCTACTAAACGTAACGAGATATTCCATAACTTCCAACACACAAAAGACCCTCATGTTCTTGTTGCTCACCCTGCAACTATGGCTCATGGATTGACACTAACTTCTGCGTCAACCGTGATCTGGTATGGGCCAGTGACAAGCAACGAACAATATGTTCAGGCAAATGGACGTATTGAGAGGATAGGTAAAAAGCATGTTTCAAACATCGTACACATAGAAGCAACAGAACTAGAGTACAAGATGTATGACAGGCTTAAAAACAAACAAAAACTACAGGGTCTGTTGCTTGACCTTATAGAGAATGAAACGAGGTGATGATATGAGTCTAACTGTAGACCAAGTGATTGATACATACCTCAAGCTTCGTAAGAAGAAAGAGGCCATAGAAACTGAGACTAAAGATAAAGTCAAAGGTATTAAAGATAGTATGGCTAAACTTGAGGGATGGATTAAGGAACAAGCAGATACCCAAGGGGTAAAGTCTTTTAAGACTGACCATGGTACTGCCTTCCTAACTACCACTGACTTCGCACAAGTAGCTGATTGGGATTCTGTTCTTGAATATATTAAGAAGAACGATGCCTTTGATATGCTTGAGAAGCGAGTTAGTAAGACTGCTGTACGAGGTTATATTGAGAAGAATAAAACCGTACCATCAGGTGTGAACTATGGAACACGCATTGATGTAAATGTTCGTAAGCCTGTAGCCAAGGTGGATGAGTAAATGATTGGTTCTAAACTATCAATTAAAGGCTCACGTTTCCATCTTGCGACGGCAGCAGGGGATGCTCAGATTACTGCAACAAGTTTGAACACAGTGATTGTTGGAGCAAACCCTAAGCTGTCTAAGGTATGGTATGCAGGTGAATATAGTGTAGATAGAGAATCATCTGCACCTGATTGCTACTCTTTGAATGGTGAAACACCACATGAGAGAAGCGAACTTAAACAGAATGACCTATGTGCTTCTTGTCCACAAAACGCATGGGGTTCTAAGATTACGCCTGAAGGTCGCAAGATTAAAGCTTGTGCTGACCAAAAGCGAATAGCTTTGGTAATGGCGGATAAGACAGATGGTGAACTCTATCTGTTACAAGTTACACCATCTTCACTAGGCAACTTAAATGCTTATCAGAAGACACTACAAAGCAGAGGTATTGCACCTGATATTGCTGTAACAACAATATCTTTTGATACGTCTGTGCGTTTCCCTAAATTAAAATTTTCCTTTGGTGGTTTTAATACAGATGAAATGCAACGTAATGTCGATAAACTTATAGGCACCAACGATGTAAAGGTTGTTACAGGTGAAGTTAGTGTAGCCAGTGGGCAAACCCCTGTTGCTTCTGATTTTGGTTTTTCAGAAGAAGCAGGTTTCAATCAACATGAACATGAACTAGGAGGTTCAAATGACAAATAAAACTTTTACTACTAATAAAGGTGTTGCGTACTATCCGTACATTAGCGCACCCGATACTAAATTTGATGAATCAGGACACTATAAAGTTAACCTGTGCCTATCAAAAGAAGAAGCTAAGCCTGCTATCGAATTGATCAACAGTCATATACTAGCAGGTATCAAGGCATTGAAGGAAGCTAAGCCTAACAAGCAGGTGAAGCAAGCACCACTACCATACCACGACGAGTTGGACGATGAGACTGGTGAGCCAACAGGCAATGTTATTATGAAGTTCAAATCAAAGGCGGCTTATAAGCCTGCTGTATTTGATGCTAAAGGTAACATGATGGCTAAACATAATATCTATGGTGGCTCTATCATTAAGGTCAGTGGCTCTGCCGCTTTCTACGACTCTCCATCTATTGGAGCAGGAGTAACACTACGTCTTAGAGCAGTACAAGTTATTGAGTACGTTGAAGGTACTAGTGGCGCAGGTAAGTTTGGATTCGGTGAAGAAGTTGGGTTCACAGCTGATGAATCAGTTGCTGTAAATGATGAAGCAGTGGTTGGTAATGGTAATTTATCTATTGATTTAGAGGAAAAACCTGCACCTAAACCTGCACCTAAACCTGTTGCAGAAATGCAACAGTCTGCTCCTGCACCTAAACCGAAGGCAAGAGTGGTTGAGGAGCCTGCCCCTGCACCAGTTGCATCTAGTGAAGCTGATGACCTAGCGGCAGAGATTGCTAAACTTGTTGGAGATAATTCTGATGACTAAGAATCCTCCTCTTAACTTCAAAAAAGTTGAAGCTTTGAGGAAGCATATGCTTTTAACAACCTCCAATATGGCAGAGTTGTTAGGTATATCTCGTATGACTTACTACGGATGGGTTAAAGGTAAGCCTGTCCGTGCTAAGAATGATGAGAAAGTACGAGAAATATTAAGGAAAATGCTAGCCATTCTTAACGATGGATGGCCTCAACCCGAGGTCATAGCACTTGAACAAAAGCAACGCTTTGAAAGGCTTCTTGAGATTTTCAAAGAAAACGAGTAAACTAGTAGTGGGAATAGGGAAAGCGAGAGTGGAACCTATTCCCACCAAGGTTAACATGAAGGTAGGGCAAATATGAACACGTTGGAGTTTCTTCAGCGAGTCCTGCCGGAAGAAGGATTCTATGTTACTACTGTTATTAATCCTAACGGTAGACAACAAGGGTTTTTTCAAACGGTAGAGGAACTCGCTAAAACATGTGAGAGATTAGATAAGACAAATAATAATACTTATTTTGCTATCTCTGCATTTAGAGAAAAAGGCACAAGAAAACAAGATAATGTAAGAGCCACAAAAGTAGTGGCTATTGATGTTGATTGTGGCACAAATAAACCATTTCCATCTTGGAAGGAAGGTCTTGTTGCATTAGGTAATTTTGTACAAGAACTTAAATTACCAAAGCCTATGATAATCCATTCGGGTAATGGACTACATGCTTACTGGGTATTGACAGAAGAACTAGAACCTAGTGAATGGAAACCATTAGCCGAAGCTATGAAGCAAGCGGCTATTGCAAAAGAGTTTAAAATTGATGCAGGACTTACAGCTAACAGTGCGTTAGTGTTAAGACCTGTTGGTACACACAATCCTAAGAATGGTAATCAAGTAAAGCTGTTGGTAGATGCTGAGCCTGTCAAAAGTTTGACACTCAAGGATAAGCTAAGTTATTACTACCGAGCTGCAGCTGCGGGCACAAACGATCACACTCGTGACAGCACATTGTTAGATAACCTTGCAGTCAAGAAAGAGTTTCCACCTGCTGTTGGGTCTGTAGTTGCTAGTAAGTGTAAACAGATTGAATGGGCAATAGATAACCAAGATAAAGTAGATGAACCATTATGGTATGACTTAGTTGGGGTAGCCGCTTATTGTGTAGACCCTGAGAATACTGCATTAGAATGGAGTAAAGGTCATACAAAGTTTAGTGAGAAGGACACCTTACAGAAACTTACTCACTGGAGAGAGTCTGCGACTGGCCCGGCAACATGTACGAAGTTTGAAAACGATAGACCAAACGGATGTAAGGGTTGTAAATATAAAGGTAAGATAGGTTCACCTGCAAGATTAGGTGTTCAGTATCAAGAGATAGCTGTGTCTGAGGAAGCACCTGATTCAACAGCTAATTCTATTCCAATACCTAAACCATTTAAAAGAACAAGAGATGGGATAAAGGTAACGATTGATGATACTGATATAGATGTCTGTAAATTTGATGTCTACCCTGTAGCATATGGATATGATGAATCACTAGGCTACGAAACAGTTAGGTTCCACTGGCACAGAACACATATGGGTTGGACAGAACTCGTGTTAAGGCAAGCGCACCTTACTGATGGCAATCGTGAATTTGCTACAGCTATAGCAGACCAAGGAATAGTATTATACAATAAAAGACAAACGGAGTATTTTCAGCTTATGTTAAGAACATATATGGATGAGTTGAGACAAATCCGTAAGATGACTAACTTGTACGCAACTATGGGTTGGAAAGAAAAGAATACGGCATTTGTCTTAGGTAACACATTAATTAGGCGTGATGCCAATGGTGTAGTTAATGAAGAAGAAATTAATCTAGCATCTACAGTACAAAGACAAGGTGCAGAATTATATAATAGAAAAGGTTCAGCAGAAGAATGGTCTGCGTTAACCCAGATCCTAGAGAAAGGACACTTACATGCACACATGTTTGTGTTAGGTGTAGGATTATCTGCACCACTCTACAACTTTACTGGACTAAAGGGTTTGACTGTGTCTCTCTACGGCCCTACCGGAGGTGGTAAAACACTCGCGCAGTATTGGGCACAGTCAATCTATGGTAATCCTGACAAGTTACATTTTGCGGCTAAGTATACGCAGAACAGTTTGTTTTCTAGGTTAGGTACATATGCAAATCTACCTTTAACTATAGATGAAGTTACCATGATGAACGATAAAGAGGTCGGTGACTTCTGTTATTGGGTGTCACAAGGTAGAGATAAAGCAAGACTTAATCGTAATGCTGAAGAACGTGATGCTAAAACATGGGCAACACCTGTCATAGTATCTACCAACAAGTCTCTACAAAGTAAACTGATTGCATCCGGACTAGATACAGATGCGCAGATGGCTAGGTTATTAGAAATAACTGTACCTGCCACACCATTATTCACTAGAGATACTAATGTTGGTAAGAGAATATATGAATCTATCCATTCTCATTATGGTCATGTAGGTCGTACTTATCTAAGAAATCTAGTTGAGATGGGTGAAGCAGGGGTACAATCAGCCATTGCAGAAGCATCATCAACATTCCGTGCTAGGTATAAAGCACAGTTCTCAGGCCAAGAAAGATACTGGGAGCAGTCTATTATATTAGCTGACTTAGGTATGAAGCTAGCTGATGAATGGGGATTAATACAGTTTGATTATAGAAAAGCTACTGAATGGATTCTATCTCAGATTGGCGCTATCCGTAGAACAGTTAAAGAAAACCAGTTTGATTCATTTGATTTAATAGCTGAGTACATGGCAGACTTTGCAGAAGCACAAGTAACTGTAATGCACACAGCAGGACAGAAACCTGCACCTGACTTTAGTCGTATGCCTAGAAATGATATTCGTGTACGTCTTGATGTATATCGTAAGTCAGCAGCAGATCCATTTGATAAAGGTACAATGATGATAGACCGTACCCACTTCCGTAAATGGTTGTCTGTTCGAGGAGCTGACTACAAATCACTCAAAGAAGAACTTGTTCTTGAGAATGCAATAGCTACTCCTAAGTCTGAGAAAGCATCTATGGGTAAAGATACACCTGTTAAGTTAGCACAAACTTATGTAATGGGACTCAACCTAATACATCCGAGATTCCAAAACTTATTGGAGAATGCTGACACAGTTGCTGATGATCTGACTTACGGACAATTTTCTATGGTGAAGTGATGATACTAGAAGCAGCAACCGCAATGATATGTATGGCTCATGCTATATATTTTGAAGCTAGGTCTGAATCTACTGCCGCACAAATGGCTGTTGGTCATGTAATACTTAATAGAGTAGAAGACCCTAGGTATCCTGACAATGTATGTGATGTGGTTACTGAAGGTATGAGGCATGAGTCTGGCCAAATGAAAAAACATAAGTGCCAGTTTAGTTTCTACTGTGATGGAAAACCCGAGAATATATATGAACAATACGCCTATTCTAAGGCAGAAGCATTAGCTTTTGCAGTAGTAACTAACCATGAAGTATATGATTTAACTGATGGTGCTACGCATTATCATGCTGATTATGTAAGTCCTGCGTGGGCAAAGAGGTTTAGTCTAACCACTTGTATAGATAGACACTGCTTTTATAGAGATGGTTATTTTAAATCCTCAGGGTCAATACCATAGATACTCATCAACTCATCTAGTTCAGACCTGATATTTCTAGGTGCATATTTTTTGTACCTTAGAAGTGTTGGCTTCTTAGCTGCATTGTATGAACGATTAGCAGACCTAACAAATCCTTTAAACTCAAACTCTGTGCCTCTGTGTGTACGGTTATGTTCATTAACCATCTGCACAATACGATTCATCTCAGGTATATCGTTATTCAATCTAGCTTTTACATATGCCTGAGTGTACTTCATCTTCATTGATTTTACATAAGCATCTGAAAACTTACTAATACGAACTAGGTCATTCTGCAATGTTGCTACAGCAGGATAGAAACCTAGCATTCGGAATATAGCTGTAGAGATAGGTACATCATTAGAAATAACATTACCTTTGGAATTAGTAATTCTTCCATCACTTAGATATGTATAACCATCTGCTACACCTCGTAGTGCAGCAATAGGATTATCACGAAGAATATCTACGAAGTTAGTTGTATCATCTTTTAGTCCTACTGTCTCAGCCCCGTAACTTAGAAGCCTACCACCTGTAAACAAACCCTCCTGCATTGCATTATAGACTGGCCCAAAGAAGTTTTCTACTTCTCGCCATGGGTCTGAGCCTGCTTTGAATGCTCCAGTCAATGGAACCAAATCACCAAAGCCAAGTCTTGTAGAGATTGTGGCACCAGTAAATCTATCCATTATACCTCTCATTACATACGGTGAAGATCCGGGGAAAAGAGAATCAGTTAATACAGCAAGTTCTTTCTCTATGCTTCCCATTTTAATACCAAACTTCTGAGCAAGTGTATCGATTAAGTCCATCAAGTCATCAGCAAATGGTAGTCCTTTGACACCAGACATCAACAGAAGCAGACCTAAGAAGTATAATCTTCCTTTGTAATTCATACCTTTCATTAGTTCGACACTGATAATAACGAATTGTTTATATACAAATATATAGTTACCTACGTTACCTCTAGCCATTTCAGGTCTGTTGTATAAAGCATATTCACCTTGAGAGGTGTTAACAGCCTTACGCCCAAACTCTTGCGCTTTGTCTTGTGCTTGTTCTTGAGATGCACCTGATGCTAATTGACGGTCTCGCTCTAGTCTATACGCAGCAAGGTAGGTAGTTCTACGATTTAACTGTTCAGTAAGAGAGAACATATACATCCATGCTTTAATAGCCGAAGCAGTTTGGTTACTATTTATTCCTCCTCTAGCTGTACCAACTAAAGCATTAAACTGAGCAGCTTGAAGAACACCTTGTCCTGTAGCGTTCAATAAAGCTTCAG